GAGAAGTTATCGCAGATTATCCAGATGGTAACGATCACTGGATAGATTCTCTCAGATACGCAACCAGTCCATTGTCCATGAGAAGAGGGCATAGTGCATAATGAGTAAAATAGGAATAGAACTACCGAAAGAGTATTCGGACAGATTTGACAAATTACGCCAGAATCGAGTAGAAGTCAGCTTTTACAAATATGGCACAGCAGCAGACAACTTTGGAATGAAATTAGTAGATGCACTTGAATCACATGATATGTGCATTAAAAAATATAAAGAAACTGGAAACACAGAATATCTTTGCGATGCAGCAAATTATCTCATGTTTGAATTTATGTATCCACAGATTCCGAATGCATTTTTCAAAGCGACAGATAGCGGAGAGAGTGCCGGAGTTGCCGGAACACCAATAAATCAGCTAAAAGAAAAATGGTGACTAAATGGGACTTATAACAACGCTAAAAAGGTGGTTTAACATGATATTCAAAAAGCAAGCCGAAGAGGACTTTAACATCCAGGCGGCAGAATTCCCGGAAATGGAATCACTGATTAACCGGTGCGCGAACATTTACAGGGGAGTACCGGAATGGCTAGATGATAAGAATAATATCAAGACGATTAATTTCGCGAAATCCGTCTGCTCAGAAACAGCACGGCTCGCAACGCTGGCAATCGGCATTCAGATAGACGGTTCCGCAAGGGCTACATGGCTACAGGAACAAATAGATAAAGTATATTTCCAGATTCGGCACTGGGTGGAATATGGATGTGCTTACGGAACGGTGTTCATTAAGCCAAACGGTGAGAGCCTTGACATATTTACACCGACTGATGTGATGATTGTGGATTACGACAATCAGGAGATTAAAGGGATTATATTCAAGGACTCTTATACTGTTGGTAGAAAGTACTACACAAGGCTTGAATATCATAGATTTGTTGAGACTACCGTGAATGGCGTGACAACCTATCCGTATTATGTTTCTAACAGAGCCTATGTATCGAAATCCCCTCAGAGCATCGGAGACAGAATTGACCTTAAACAGACCAAATGGGCTGACCTAATGGCAGACACTCCGCCAATTCTTAAGGCAAACGGTGAGAAGCTGGACGGACCTTTGTATGGAGTTCTACGGACGCCACAGGCGAATAACGTGGATATTAATGCACCATTGGGCTTGCCAATATTTGCCGAAGCTATCGAAGAGTTAAAAGACCTCGATATTGCATACAGCAGAAACGCCGGAGAGATTTTTGATTCGCAGAAGATTGTTCTGGCAGATGATAGGCTGCTGATGCCAAGCGGTACACCTGTAGCAGCCATGTCGCCACATGGCATGGAGAACAGACGTAATGAGATGAACTTACCGCACTTTGTCAAGAATGTATTCGGACAGGACGAGAAAGAGTTTTATCAGGAAATCAATCCAATTCTCAACACAGATACCCGTATAAGCGGCATAAACGCCATTTTAAGCCAGTTAGGGTACAAGATTGGATTCTCCAACGGGTACTTTGTTTTCAACGAATCTAGCGGCATTCAGACAGCTACAGGGGTAGAAGCGGAACAGCAGAGGACAGTGCAATTTATTAAAGACGTTCGAGACAAACTGGAATCCTGTCTGAACGAAGTTATTTACGCATTGAACGTTTACGCTGACCTGTACGGGCTTGCACCTGTTGGGGCTTATGAAGTCAATTATGATTTCGGAGACATCCTATATGTGCGTGAAAACGACCGTGCTAGATGGTGGCAGTATGTGACCACTGGAAAGGTTCCGGCATGGTTGTATTTCGTGAAATTTGAAGGAATGACGAAAGACGAGGCGGTAGCAATGGTTAAAGAAGCCCAGCCAGACGAACCAAAACTGTTTGGAGATGAGTAATTATGTTAAGCCCAGAATATTTACGCCGGATAACAGAGGGCAGTGAACAGATTGCGGAAGAACTGCATCAGTATATCATATCCGAGATCGTGTCTCGAATGATGACAAGAATCGGCAGAGGCGAAGACTATATCCTAACCAATGCCGATGCGTGGAGAATCAGAACGCTACAGGAATCTGGTGAACTGTTAGAGGACATTCTGGCAGAATTATCCAAATACACCAAACGCGAACAGCAGGAACTTCTTGAAGCGTTTGAAGATGCTGGAATCACTGCAATGAACTATGATGATAAAGTATACAAGGCGGCAGGATTAAGCCCTGTACCGCTCGAACAGTCGCCAGCTATGATAAGACTCATGGAGCGAAATATGCTTGCGACTATGGGAGAATGGCGGAACTTCACAAGGACAACTGCAAATGTGGCTCAGGCACTGTATATCAACCAATGTGACCTTGCATATAATCATGTAATGACTGGAGCAGTTGGATATACGCAAGCCATCAAAGAGGCAGTTAATAACGTTGTGAGTGATGGTGTTACTGTCACATACCCATCTGGCAGAAAAGACACGATCGAAACAGCAGTCGCACGTTCTGTCAGAACTGGCGTGGCTCAGGCGTGTGCTGATATTCAGTTGACAAGAATGAAAGAAATGGGATACGGTTTAGTACTGACATCGGCACATATAGGAAGCCGCCCAAGCCATGAAGTATGGCAAGGGCAGGTATTTTCTATAGATTGGGAAAAACTAAAAGAAATTAAGCCGGAGTTCTTCAAGGGGCAAGATACATCAGAATACCGTAAAATGTCAGAACAAAAAGTAAGCCGATATCCAGATTTTATTGAAAATTGTCATTATGGCGAAGCTGATGGAATATGCGGAGTAAATTGCAGACATCATTTTTCGGTTTGGGCGGAAGGAATGCCGAATCCCTATGCAGAACTATCAGCGCAGGATAAAGCCAACAAGGGAAAACAGTACGAAAAAGAACAGCGGCAACGTACTTATGAGCGAAGAATCCGCAAAACGAAGCGAGAAGTCCTTGGACTGCAAGCAGGAGTTGACAATGCACCGAACGAAAAGGCGAAATTTGCATTACAACAAGACCTTGACCGGAAGTCTTATCTTTTGCAGAAACAAAATGCTACATACAAGGCTTACTGCAAGCAGAACGACCTAAGAGAGCTGCAAGACCGACTCATGATCGCTAAGTGGAATCGCCAGAACGCTGCTAAAGCCAGAGGAGCGGCAAAACGATATAAAACAGCAAAGGGGATTGACTGATGGATAGATGGGAGTATTTTAATCCTAATCCTGTTAAGGGTAAGAGAACCGGAGATTGCGTTGTCCGGGCAATATGCAAAGCAACCGGGTTCGACTGGGAAACGGTATTCGCCGGTTTAATGATACAGGCGTGCACTCTGTCAGATATGCCAAGTGCAAATTATGTCTGGGGAGCGTACCTCTATAAACGTGGGTACAGACGCAAACTGATTGAACAATCAGAACGATATATCTATACAGTCAACGACTTTTGCACAGACCATCCGACAGGCACATACATTCTCTGTATAGATGGACACGTAGTGACGGTACAGAATGGCAAATATTACGATACATGGGATAGTGGTAATGAAATCCCGGTATACTACTGGGAAAAGGAGTAGCTAAATGAGCATATCAGAATTTGTACAGATCTTCCTCTCTATCTGCGGAGGGATATCCATTTTCGGAGGCGCGGCAGCCGTAATCTTTAAGTGGATTACTCCGGCATTTCGACTCAACAAGCGAGTTGAGACACTGGAAGAACATGATAGACGAGATTATGAAAGTCTTCGGAGAATCGCAGAACGAGATTCATTAATTCTGGAAGTGTTGTCGACCATGCTGGATAGTCAGATTAGTGGGAATAATGTCGAAGAATTAAAAAAAACAAAACAGAAGCTTACAAATTATCTTGCGCAGAATCAGCGTTAGCATTAGTAAGGGGTATGCTCATGAAATTATATGTGTTCACAAAGAAAGATATAGACAGATTCTTGATAGAGTGTAATTTCACACCGGACGAAGAAAGATTGTTCCGGTTGAGATGCAAGGAATATACGCTCGAATACTGCGCTGAACAGATGAATGTGAGTATCTCCACGGCGAAACGATTAAGTCGGAGGGTGAACAATAAAATAATTAAAGTGTGCTGATACTTTTTAGACACTAATTAGAGCCAGAAACGACCTGTTTCCGGTTCTTTTTTTATGCAAAAATATAATCAGAAAGGCGGTGTATAAGATGGCATTATATAACAATCCTTATCAATATAGTTTTGGCGTTCCTGGGCAGATGAACCAGTTCCAACAACAGCCTGTCCAGATTCCAGCTCAACCAGTACAGCAACCCCAGCAGAATAATAGCGGTATCCTGTGGGTATCCGGCGAAGTCGGCGCAAAATCCTATCTGGTAGCACCTGGGACAAGTGTTTTACTGATGGATTCAGAGAGTGAAAAGTTCTATATAAAATCCACAGATGTTTCCGGTATGCCACAGCCACTACGAACATTTGAATACCACGAGGTGGACTCTCAGATGCCGCCTAAACAGTCTGTTCAAAACATGGACAATAAATACGTCACGCGACAGGAATACGACGATTTAAAGGGCAAATACGAAGCTATCATAAACCGATTAAATTCATTTTCTGAACCTGTTAGGGCTAATACCGTACAGGAATCAGCGACCAAGGGAGGAAATGCAGATGAGTAATCCATTATTTAATGTGCTTGGTGGTGGGATGCCACAGGGAAACGGGCCAATGCAGATGGTACAGCAGTTTATGCAGTTTAAACAGAATTTTAAGGGAGATCCGAAAGCAGAAGTTGAGAAGATGTTACAGTCTGGAAAGATTTCTCAACAGCAGCTCAATCAAGTTCAACAGATGGCAGGACAATTCCAGCATATGTTGAAAGGAATGAAATAGTACATTACAATCTGGCCAGATTGATGTAAATACACAAAAAGGAGATTATATTATGGATGGAAATTATAGCTTAGCAGATATTGCCGCTGCTACTGGAAACAGTAGAAATAATGACGGTATGTTTGGCGGAGATGGTAGCTGGTGGATTATTGTTTTATTCATTTTTGCTTTCTTCGGATGGGGAAACAACGGATGGGGCAATAATGGAAACGGTGGCGGATATGTAGCCACAGCAGCTACTCAGGCAGACATTCAGAGAGGATTTGACAATTCCGCAGTGATTAGCAAGCTTGACGGAATCAATAACGGTCTCTGTGACGGATTCTATGCAGTGAATAACGGTATGCTTACCGGATTTAACGGAATCAACACCAATATCATGCAGACTGGTTTTGGAATCCAGCAGGCAATCAATGCCGATACTGTAGCCAATATGCAGAACACAAATGCGCTCCAGGCACAGCTTGCGAACTGCTGTTGTGAAACCAGGGAAGCTATCCAGGGCGTAAATTACAATATGGCACAGAACACCTGTGCATTACAGAACACCATGAACAACAACACTAGAGATATTATCGACAGCCAGAACGCCGGAACAAGAGCAATTCTTGATTATCTTTGCAATGAAAAGATTTCTAACCTGCAGGCTGAAAACAATGACCTCAGACGTGCTGCTTCTCAGGACCGTCAGAGCGCACTTCTCACAACTGCAATGGCTTCACAGACACAGCAGCTTATTAATGCGATTAATCCGGCACCGATTCCGGCATATCAGGTTCCTAATCCGAACACATATTACGGATGCGGATGCAGCACTGGATGTAATTGCTGATAACTTCATATCGAGAGTATCTTTCGATTAATTCGGATGTCGGCTTATGCCGTATTACACAGAGGGGCAGGCTGAGACCTGTCCTTTTGTGATATGAAAGGAGTATTTTTATGGCAGAATTTACAAATGTAGCTGCTCAGACTGTAGCAGCAAATGGAAACGTAGTATTTTCAAACACAGCAGTTAAAGGTTCTAACTGTATTCAGCACAGAGAGGGAAGCGGAATTATTACACTGAGAGGGCTTACTAACCAGTGTAAAGCAAGATTTTTCGTGGATTTTTCTGGCAATATCGCAATTCCAACAGGCGGTACTGTCGGAGCTATTTCTCTGGCTATTGCAATCTCTGGTGAGCCGGTTCTTTCTTCACAGATGATTTCCACACCGGCAGCAGTAGACCAGTATAATAATGTGTCCTCTGGCATTTATATTGATGTACCTCGTGGATGTTGCGTTAACATCGCAGTAGAGAATACAAGCGATCAGGCTGTTTCTGTTGCGAACGCAAACATTGTCGTAACCAGAGAAGCGTAGGAGGTGTGATTATGAGAGATATTAAAGACTTATGCGCAAGAATCGAAGATGAACTTTCCAAAATCGCTGACAATGGGCTGACCACTGGAAATCTGGAAATGACATACAAACTGATTGATATGTACAAAGATATCAAGAATACGCAGTACTGGGACAAGAAAGTGGAATATTACAACACTGTTCTTGATGAGATGCGTGGTGGCGGATACAATGACGATTACAGTGAACGCGGAAGAAAGCGTGATAGCATGGGGAGATACAGCTCAAATGATGGCAGAATGATGCCAGATTATGACCGGGGCAGTTCTTATGCCAGACGTGGTGAACATTATGTCAGAGGGCATTACAGTCGTTCTGATGGGCGAGATGCTTACGATGACTATATGACGCAGAAGCAAAGCTATCGTTCCGGAAAGTCTGAAGACTGCAAGAGGAAGATGCTTGCCGCTCTGGAAGAACATCTGGACGAACTCACAACAGAAATGAGCGATATGTCCAAGGATGCAGAGTGCCGGGAGGAACGCGATCTTGTCAAGAGATACGTGGAAAAACTTCGCGATATGCTCTAAAAACGCAAAAAGTGGTAGAGAGGTAGTTAAAATAAATCTGTTATAATGTAATTGTGCAGCAGGAAGCACAACGGTTGTTTTGACATTTTCGTTTTAATCCTCCTTTCTTTAATTTAGTAGCTGGTGCGCACGCTTTAACGGAAAGTTAAACAGGTTCGAATCCTGTCGTGCGTATTTGCCGTCTGGCACGCAAGATGGCACACCTCCTTGATTAAGGTTTTTGTTATTCATACTTTTCTTTAAAAAAAAGAAATAAATATCCGAAACAACTCGTGGTAGGCATAACACGTTAAATACCTTGCTAACCCGGGAATCCGGGTTAATGGGATATAGCTCAGTTGGTAGAGCATCTGACTGTTAATCAGAGTGTCACAGGTTCGATTCCTGTTATTCCAGTTACCCTGCCAGTGGTCTAACTGGCTTAATCCATTTACCTGCGGCGGCAGGTCAATAAACACGACCAGGAGGATGTTATGCAGAAACTTATTGACACATTAAAATCATTTGGAATCGAGATCCCGGAAGACAAGCAGGCAGATGTGAAGAAAGCACTTTCTGAGAATTACAAGAATGCTAAAGAAGTAGCGAAAACTCTGTCAAAAGTCGAGAGTGAACGTGATGACTGGAAAGAACGTGCTGAGACAGCAGAAGAAACCTTAAAAGGCTTTGACGGTATTGACCCGGCGAACATTCAGACAGAGCTTGCTGAATGGAAGAAAAAAGCCGAGGATGCAGAAAAAGAGTTTAATGCAAAAATCTACGACCGTGATTTTTCAGATGCACTTAAAACAGCACTTGATGATGTTAAATTTTCCAGTGAGGCCGCAAAAAGGTCAGTCATGGCAGACATCAAAGAAGCTGGATTAAAGCTGAAAGATGGTAAAATCCTCGGACTGAACGATCTGATTGAGCAGATGAAACAGTCTGACGCGTCTGCTTTCGTGGACGAATCTCAGCAACAGGCTCAGCAGAATCAAGCAAGATTTACCACTCACGTTGGACAGCAGCAGACACCGGGAAACATGACAAAGAAAGATATTGAAGCAATCAAAGACCCGTCCGAGAGACAGGCTGCAATTGCTCAGAATATCCAGTTGTTCCAGTGATTTTTTTCACCGACTATACACCAGAGTATAGCCGCTAACCCAATACCTTAATAGTTATGGGTAGAAAGGATTTTTTATATGGCAGCAAAAGCTAATCTTATTATGAGTAATGATATTCAGGTCACAGCGCGTGAGATTGACTTTGTAACCAGATTCGAAAGAAACTGGGAACACTTACGCGAGATTCTCGGTATCATGCGTCCAATCAAAAAGACACCCGGAGCGGTTCTTAAATCAAAATACGCAGAAGGCACATTGCAGGATGGAAATGTTAAAGAGGGTGAAGAAATCCCTTACAGCAAATTCACTGTAAAAGAGAAGCCTTATGCAGAAATGAGTATTGAGAAGTACGCAAAGGCTGTATCTATCGAAGCAATCAAGGATCACGGTTATGAGAACGCTGTTCAAATGACTGATGATGAATTCCTTTTCCAGCTTCAGACCAATGTTACTGAAAGATTTTACAACTATTTGAAAACAGGTACTCTCTCATTTACAGAAACCACTTTCCAGATGGCTCTGGCAATGGCTAAGGGTCGTGTAGAAAACAAATTCAAGCAGATGCACAGAAATGTGACTGGTGTCGTTGGATTTGTAAATATCCTGGATGTGTATGAGTATATCGGTGCAGCTGATATCACTATTCAGAACCAGTTCGGGTTCCAGTATATGAAAGACTTCTTGGGATTCAATACAATCTTCCTGTTATCTGAAAGCGAAATCCCAAGAGGACAGGTTATCGCTACACCTGTTGAGAACATCGTTCTTTATTACGTGGATCCGAACGAGTCCGATTTCGCAAGGGCAGGACTTGTATACACTGTATCTGGTGAGACAAATCTAATCGGATTCCACACACAGGGTAACTACCACACAGCAGTATCCGAAGCATTTGCAATCATGGGACTTACCCTCTTTGCAGAGTACATTGATGCTATTGCTGTCGGAACCATCAACGCAACTCAGACACTTGGAACTCTCACTGTAAACTCCACAGCAGGAAGTAAGAGTGGAGATACAAAAGTGACTGTCACTCCGGCAAAAGTAAGCGCAGGAAATGTATATAAATACAAAGTTGCATCATCTGAGACTTCCGTAGAGTACGGACAGAACGTGAAGAACTGGAGCGCGTGGGATGGAAAATCTGACATTACCGCAACAACAGGACAGGTAATCACAGTGGTTGAATGTGACAGTACTTATAAGGCGTTGAGTGCCGGACATGCGACTGTAACAGCAAAATGATGATCGTAGGAGGTAACTGGCATGGCTTATGCAGATTATAAGTTCTACACAGAATCATTCGGCAATGTCGTGCCGGAAACCGACTTTTCACGTCTGGTGGAAAAAGCCAGTGATTTTGTAGATACAATGACATTTGACAGGTTGGTGGACGGACTGCCGAAAAACGAACGCTCACAGAAGCGCATCAAAAAGGCGGTCTGTTCATTGGCTGAATTAATGTATCAGATTGAACTTGCTGAGAAGAATGCTACCAATGCCGCTGTGAGCGGTACGTCAACTGCAATCGGGCCCGGTGGTAGCACGACAGGCGTTGTAACTTCTGTGTCATCCGGCAGTGAATCCATCTCTTACGCCACGCCACAGCAAAAAGCATCAGGTGCAAAGGAATGGAGTGCGGTGTATGCCGCCGCTGGAGATGTACAGAAAACGAACGACTTACTCTTAAAGACAGCTTTACCGCTTCTGATGGGAGTAAGGACGGATGATGGAATACCAGTTTTGTATGCGGGATTATAAAAGGAGGCAAAGATGGAAGCATTATTTACAAATGTAACTCTGATTCTAGCAGTAATCAGTGTTTTGGCGTTTTGCGTGTCTGTGATTACACAGGTGATTAAAAATGTTGGGTTCCTGTCGAAAATTCCGACAGATGCCTTAGTGCTTGTACTGTCTGTAGGAATTACTGTAGCCGCTTTTGTAGCGTATATGCAGTATATCCACATGACAATCTTGTGGTATATGATTTTAGCAGCTATCATGGCCGGATTTATTGTGGCGTTTATTTCCATGTTCGGATGGGAGAAGATTACGGAATTGTGGAAACGAACGTCCAAGGTTGATATGGATAAGCTGAATAAGAAAGAGTGATTTTATGGGCGGACGTGGTGGAAGTAGTGGATTAAACAACGAGAAGCCAGTTTCTAAGCTTATTGCGAAGGTGTACTTTAATTCTTCAAAGAAAAGCGATGCTTTAAGGGGAAGCGGAACTGTTAAAAAAGACAATAAACTCGAGAAGGTCATTAATTCAGAAAACACTAGCTATTTTAAGTCAATCAAGACAAAGAGTGAAGCAATAAAGACAATGAATTATATAAATGACAGATTGAGTGAGAGTAAAAGGAAAATCGCAAAACTTGAAAGTGCAGAGGCGTTATTTAAAAATCAAAGGCTTGCTATAGAACATCGAAAATTAGTTAATGCCAGTGTAGCCATGAGAGATGAAATGCACAAATTTTCAAAGACTTCTGAAAAAGGCGATACAAGTGCTCTGCACGATACAAGCCGTACTACCACCACTTATGACAGAGCCAGAAAGCGCAGAATGAAAAAATTTGATTCGTGGTTCTTTGGAAGTGGAAAGAAGTAATCTATGGCAAACCGAGAGACGAGTATAGCTTACGAAAATCTAAACCACCGTATCTTTCCCGGCGTTGGTGAATACGGCATACCGCAGTTAGAACCGGAATTATTCGAGGGTAGCTGCGAGTTTGTCGGATTCAATTATGCCAGAGGAAAATGCACGAATCCAGAAGAAAAAGCGGTTCACTTTTTTCTTGATGATTACCAGTTTGACGCATTATGGAGGAACCCAGACAGATATGTTGATAAGCTGAGCCAATTCCGGTATGTTCTGACACCGGATTTTAGTACCTACACCGATTTCCCAAAAGCTATCCAGATTTATAATCATTATCGCAAACATTGGATTGGGGCGTACCTGCAAGAATACGGTTGCAAGGTGATTCCGACAATCTCATGGAGTACGCCAGATTCTTACGAATGGTGTTTTGACGGTGAGCCAGAGGGTGGAACGGTTGCGGTAAGTTCGGTTGGATGTATGAACAGTTTGGGCAAAAAGCGCCTATTCTTATCTGGCTATAATGCTATGATTGAACGATTGCATCCAGAAAGTATTATTTTCTACGGAAAAGTGCCGGATGAGTGCAAAGGGAATATTGTTAGAATCAAGGCATTTTCTGACAAATTTAATGAGGTGAAGTGTAATGGGTGGTAGAGGAGGAGCAAGTGGTTTCGGAAGAGGAAGCGTTGTCATACATAAGCAATCCGAGCCAAACAAACAGGGATATTCCTATTATATGACTGGAACAAGAAATGTAATATCGAACTGGGATGATGATGGTAATTATCATGCCAAAGGAATTGCTAAGAAAGAGGATGTTAGGCAACGCTTTGACAGCGTAGAAGAAGCCATTAAATACGCAAAGAAGAACAGATATAAATATTTAAAACTGTAAAAAGGAGGGTATCATGTACGAAAAAACGGTGACGATTTTTAATTATTACGAATCAGCCACGACTGGAGATGTGTACTGGTACCCTCACGTTTTATCCGGTGTCGATCTTATTACGGACAAGGGGGCAATCCTTAAGAAGTACGGGCCAGATGCAACAGACAATGCACAGTTACACGTTCGTTATAGTGTCCAGAACGGCGATATAACCATTTCTGACAAGGATGGTAAGATTCTTCCATGGGTGCCAGTTAAAGAGTGGAAAAGACAGATTAACAACGCTCTGGAAGACACTATCACATTCTCAGACGAATCGTTTTTCTGGGAAGGTGAGTGGACTGGTGGAACGGTAATTGACAGTGATTATCGGAATGGATTCTATCAGTACATGAATGAAACCAAGGATAATGTGTTTAAGATTACCAGTGTGGGCGGTCCATATACACTGATTCCGCATTTTGAAATTCTAGGTAAGTAATATGAGCAAGATTCATCATTTCAAAGGATTCTCCGTAGTCGATGGAGATATGAAAATCAAACTAAATATGGACAGGTTCTCCAGACAGTATCAAGAAGCTCAGTATCTCCTTGACGGGATGGTCATGGATAGTATGGTACCGTTTATGCCGATGATTACAGGGGACTTTATCAATCGAACAAGAGTTGAGAGTACATCCTTGCAAGGAACTGGGAAAGTATGCGCAGCGGCGGCACCTTATGGACGTTTTTTGTATGAGGGAAAAGGAATGGTTGACGAATCAACCGGAAGCCCTTACGCAAGACGTGGAGCAAAAAAAGTACTTGTTAGTCAGTATTCCGGTCAGACAGCGGCAAAAGAGAATCTTGAATACACCAAACAAGCGCACCCACGGGCACAAGCCCATTGGTTTGATGCCGCAAAACGACAATACGGCAGTACATGGATTCGCAAAGTAAAAGCACAGGCAGGAGGTGGCAGACATGGCAGATAAGCCAATTGGCAAAGATGCAACCGGATATGAGATTCTGACAGATGCCATGAAAGCACTTCTGAACCAGTATCCAGGGCTATACGAAAGTGAAACAATCAAATTTGAGGAACTTGACAAGGAATCGGGAATTGCATTCTCAGCAGATAACGGAGCTTTGATCTATTCAGAAAAGGAAGATGTGTGCGGAGTAATGCATCAGGTGTGCCAGTACCCATTTTATGTGGTTTACCGCACGGCATCCGACAAAGAACGGCAGAAGTTATCTGTTCAGAAGTTTCTGGATAATCTCGGTAAATGGATATGTCGAGAACCAGTTATTATAAACGGCTCTGAGACGCGCTTAAATGCGTTTCCAGAGCTTTCGCAAGGAAGAGTAATAAAACGTATCACTCGTGATAATTCCTACGGATTAGAGCCGCAGGAGAGTGGCGTACAGGACTGGCTATTGCCATTGTCAGTGCGCTACGAAAACACTTATGAAGTAATCTAACAAGTAACAACCGGCTATCAATTGGAGATAGTCGCTAACCTACACAGCCTTTTAAAAGTTATAGGCAGAAAGGACATTTCTATGGCAGTTACAGGAAAAATTGACCGTAAATATATGGCTCATTACATTGATGCCGGTTCTCTTTGCGGAGGACTGACACCAAAGTTTGAACGTCTTGGAAAGGACCTGGAAGAGTACAACATCGAACTCAACCCGGATACCGAAACGTCTAAAAACATTCTTGGAGAATCCACATTTAAGCATAACGGCTATGAAGTTTCTTCTGACGCTGATCCGTTCTATGCAGACACTACTTCCGATCTGTTCACAGCATTACAGAAGATCGTAGATGGGCGTCTCAAAGACGACAACCTCAAAACAAAAGCAGTTGAGGTTCATCTCTGGACAGAAGCCACAGCAGGCAAGTATGAAGCATACCAGCAGGAATGCTATGTTGTTCCAACAAGCTACGGCGGTGATACGTCCGGCTATCAGATTCCGTTCACAGTTAATTACGTTGGAGAGCGCGTCAAAGGTAAATTTGACATTACTTCCGGCTCATTCACAGCTGACAGCGAATAATTTTTTAGGAGGGCGTAGAAAATGGCAAAGACAATTAATACAAGCATTGATGATGGATTTCTTATTTTTACATTCACAAATAAGCAGGGCGAAGTGTTCTCCTCATTCAAACTGAATCCTACCGACATTAACGTTGCGGCAAGAGCGGAAGAACTGGAAACTTTCTTTGAACAGGCTCAGGAATCTGTTAAAAATGTTTCTTCCAGCAAAGAGATGGCGGAGATTAATAAACAGATTGAGGACAAAATCAATTATATGCTCGGATACGAAGCATCTAAGGATTTATTTAAAGAACCAATTACCGCAACAACTGTTTTCGGAAATGGTCAGGTGTTTGCCTATATCGTTCTGGACAAAATCAATGAAGCACTTACTCCGGAAATTGAAAAGAGAAAGAAAAAAATGCAGGAAGTGGCCAATAAGTACACGGAGAAGTATACAAAATGACCGCCTATGAGTTACCCACCTCACTAAATATCAGTGGGGTGGATTTTTCTATCAGGACAGATTTTCGAGTAATTATTGATATTCTGGTTGCCATGAATGACCCGGAATTGGACGAACAAGCGAAAGCTATTGTTATGTTACAGATTCTATTTGAGGACTGGCAAAGTATACCCCCAGAACATCTTACAGAAGCTTGTCAGAAAGCTTGCGAGTTTATTGATTGTGGTCAATTCGATGATAGCCCGAACAAGCCCAAACCCCGTTTGATGGACTGGGAACAGGATGGAGATATGATCGTTCCGGCTGTGAACAAGGTTGCTGGTAAAGAAATCAGATCAGTACCTTATATGCACTGGTGGACGTTTTTTGGATACTTTATGGAATCTGGCGAGTGCCTGTTCAACACCGTAGTTGGAATCCGGTCAAAAAAAGCAAAGGGTGAAAAACTCGATAAATGGGAAAAGAAATTCTATCAAGAGAATAAAAACACAATTGACATAAAAACACGTCTCAGCGACGAGGAGCAAGCTTATAAAGATAAGCTGAATGAGATGTTGAACCTCAAATAGTTAGGAGGTGGACACATGGCTGCTGATGGCTCAGTCATTATTGATACCAGAATGGACACATCAGGTGTACAAAACGGCGTATCAGCAATCAGGCAGTCTTTTAACGGACTTGGCAGCGTAGTAAAAAAAATAGGCATACTGATTGGCGGAGCATTCGCAATTAGGAAACTGGCTCAGTTTGGGAAAGAGTGCGTAGAACTTGGTTCTAATCTGGCAGAAGTACAGAACGTGGTTGATGTTACATTTACCACAATGTCGGATAAGGTCAATGAATTTGCAAAGAATGCCATGACCTCGGCCGGATTATCTGAAACAATGGCGAAACAGTATGTCGGAACGTTCGGAGCAATGTCTAAGTCGTTCGGATTCTCAGAAGCGCAGGCTTACGACATGTCAACGGCTCTGACACAGTTAACTGGCGATGTGGCATCATTTTATAATATCAGTCAGGACTTAGCCTATATCAAACTGAAATCAGTGTTTACAGGTGAAACGGAAACACTCAAGGACCTCGGTGTGGTAATGACCCAGTCGGCGCTTGACCAGTTCGCGCTGGCAAATGGCTATGGTAAAACCACATCCGCCATGACTGAACAGGAGAAAGTGGCTCTCCGCTTGGCTTTTGTACAGAAACAGTTGTCTGCCGCATCTGGTGACTTTATCCGTACTTCAGACAGCTGGGCGAACCAGGTAAGAGTAATGCAGTTACAGCTGCAATCTCTCAAGGCGACAGTTGGACAGGGATTAATCAATCTCTTCACTCCTGTTTTGAGAGTTATTAATATTTTGCTGGGCAAACTGGCAACTCTGGCAAATGCTTTCAAGTCATTTACGGAGTTAATCACCGGAAAGAAATCATCTGGCCAGACAGGCACAAGTGGTGCAGGCCTTGCCGGGACAGATGCAATAGCTGATACGGCAGACCAATATGGAGATGCTGCCAACAATGCCGAAAAGCTGGCAGATGCGACAAATGATACAGCAGATGCAACTAAGAAAGCTACTAAGGCGGCAAAAGGATATCTTAGTCCTCTTGACGAAATAAATAATTACTCAACGGATAAAAGCACAGATTCATCGTCAAAAGTACCGGGCGCAACCGGCGGACTTGCAGATCAGATGAAAGATGCTGTACAAAATGTTGATTATGGAAAATTGGCAGAGGGTGAGACAGTTCTTGATAAAATGTCAAAACCGCTAAAAAAGATAATCGACAGATTTAAACAGTTGGCTAAGTTAATCGCAAAAGGATTCTGGGATGGATTAGGAGATTACGAACCAATTCTTGACGGAATAAAAAAGGATCTCGATTCCATATGGAAATCTTTAAAGGATATCTTCACTGATTCAGAAGTTGCTAAAGCAGCAAATAATTTTTTCGATTCATTCGCATATGCAATTGGACAAGTTGCCGGCTCGTTTGCCAGAATCGGATTAACAATTGCGCAAAACATTATAGGCGGAATTGAAAAGTTTTTAAAGCAGAACACGCAAAGAATAAAGAATTATCTGATAGATATGTTCAACATCGGTGCTGAAATTTCACAGATCGCAGGAAATCTTGCAGTTGCTTTCGCCGATGTTTTCTCAGTTTTCGGCGGAGAAACTGCGCAGCAGGTTACAGCAGATTTAATCGGAATCTTTGCTGAAATTGGAATGGTTCTTACAGAAACGGCTGCAAAACTTGGCAGAGATATCCTGAATATGATTGCGCAGCCTTTTATCGACAACAAAGACATTCTGAAGTCAGCGATTGAAGGCAGTCTCGGAGTAATAGAAACTGTCACGAGTGGAGTCCTGACAGTTGTTCAGAATCTTAGTGACGCAATATCGAGGTTATACGATGAACACGTAAAACCGTTCTTTGATTCTATAGCAGATGGATTATCAAGCATATTTGGAACTCTGATAACCGGATATAACACATATATTCTTCCAGTACTACAAGGACTGGCAGAACAGTTCAAAGGACTATTAGAGGGACCATTAGGGGGCGCGATTTTAAAAATAGAAACATTCCTCGGAAAACTCATTGATTCTCTGAAACTTCTGTGGGAATCAGTGTTAGTGCCTTTGATTAACTGGATAATTGCGAATTTGCTTCCGGTCGTGGCAGAAATAATTAACGTTGTAGGCACCGTAGCAATAAAAGTTATAAAATCATTAATCAAAATAATTGGTGATGTAGCAGATACACTGAGCGGAATCATTGATTTTCTTGTCGGCGTTTTCACGGGAGACTGGGAACTGGCTTGGCAGGGAATAAAAGAGATTGCGGATGGAGCATGGAATTTTATCAAAGATGTTGTGTCGGGTGCGTGGGAGATAATTAAAACCGTAACAAAAGGCGCGTTGAACATAATAAAGAGCATCATCAGCACTGTTTGGAATGCGATTAAAGCATTAACTTCAACAATCTGGAACGCAATCAAAAAGACACTTTCTGGCCTTTGGAACTCTCTTAAATCCACAGCCAGCACAGTATTTAATGCAATTAAAACAAAAGTTGCGAGCGTGTGGGATAGTGTAAAAAGTAAAACGTCCCAAGTATGGGAGAGCGTAACTACATTTGTTTCCAATAAAGTAGAAGCGATAAAAAATGCTATCACTAATAAGTTTAATGCTGCCAAAGATGCGGTCAAATCAGCATTTGAAGGTATCGTGGACTTTATTAAAAGGCCGATTAATCAGGCAATCAGCATTGTTAATAATGCAGTTGGGATGATTAATAATGCAATTGGCGGAATTGAATCTGCATTTTCCTTTGGACCCTGGACTGTTCCAACACCGTTTGGCTCAAAGACTATCGGATTTCATGCAACATTTCCGCGTATCGGAACTATCCCGTATCTGGCCAGTGGTGCAGTTATTCCACCAAGGTCAGAATTCCTTGCGGTATTAGGAGATCAAAAGAAAGGAAATAACCTGGAAGCACCGGAAAGCCTGTTGCGTCAGATCGTCCGGGAAGAGTCAGGGAAAGGACAGGGAAATGGAAACACTTACAATGTTACAGTCAATGCATCTGGCAGAAAACTATTAGACATTATCATTGATGAAGCAGAGCTTAGGAGACGCAGAAATGGCGGTCAGAATCCATTCTTGTTAGGAGGTGTGTAAATGGCACAGGAACAGTTTAAGATTGATGGGGTCATTATAAAGGCCCCTGACACATACAAGCCAGTGTTCGCAACTACATCAACGGAAAGTTCCAAAAGGAGTCAGGATTTAGTTATGCACAACACACCAATGGGAACCATTGCCGGATATGACATGGAATGGGGCGAACTTAAATGGGGAGAGATTGCAACGATTCTTAACTCTATGATTAACAAAAGTCAGTTCACATTTCATCACAAAGATCCTCGAACCCCCGGCGAATGGATTGACAAGACGTTCTATGCATCTAATTTCAACATGGCAGCACAAACACTCAAGGATAATGAGGAACGATGGACAGGATTAACTATTAATGTAAGGAGCATTCGACCGGTATGATTAATGTTACAAATCAGTTAAAAACAGAATCTCTCTTAAATAGTAACTATTATGTTACGGCGAATGCTGTGCTGCGTGATGGGACAATTTTAAACCTGGAAAAAGAAGATTTCTACCTTGACGGAAACGGCATTGTAGATTCTTCTGATTCCGGGGATTTCCCGGTAGGCGTAGCCATTGAAAAAACAGCAACATTGGCACTGGTCAATGATGATGATAGGTTCTCTGACTACAACTTTGCCGGAGCACAGTTCACTCTATTTTTAAATTTGCAGCTGTCTGATAGATTGGAGACTATTCGCCGCGGCACATTCATCGTATCAAAAAAACCCGCCACGTCCGATGAGATTAATCTCACTTTGCTGGACTATATGAGTAAGGCAGAGACAGGATACAATACAAACCTTGTTTTCCCATGCTCTGTCAGAGAGGTTTTAGAAGATGCCTGTCAGCAGACCGGGATTGTGTTAGGTGACGCAACATTTAAAAACGCAGACTATCAGGTGCAGAAGAAACCGGAGAACACCACTTTTAGAGCAGTAATCGGTATGGTTGCAGCTTTGGCAGGCGGTAACGCTCGCATTGACGAGAACGATAATTTACGAATTATCACTTTTGACGATGGTGTTGATACCATAACCTTAGAAACAATTCCATGGTATGACATTAACGGAAACACTATTCTTGACATTGATAGCAACGAGATTGAGACAATTCTCGAGCGAAAAGGATTTAAGCCCAATTTTATCAATAACCTTACTTATGATGTTGATGATGTAGTTGTCACCGGGGTCAAATATGTGAATAATGAAACAGAATATAAGTACGGCACGGACGGGTACGTCATCACGATTGACAACAAGCTTCTGACAGGAAATGAGCAAGTCGGTGTAGATTTGATTGGAAAAGAACTGGTCGGTATGAGATTAAGACCATTCTCTTGTGACAGCATAGCAGTCGGATACGCCACATTTGGAGATAGAATTACATTTTCCGACATTAAAGGCAATATTTACTATTCATATCTGACAGATGTAGACTTCGCATTCTCTGGAAGTACAAGCTTCTCTTGTAATGCAAAGAGCATGGAAGACATCGATGCTGACTATCCAGACAGCATGCAGGTCGAGGTTGACAATGCAAAAAAAGATTCCGAAAAGAAAATCACCGCTTACGATGCAAAATTAAAGCAGATGAACGAATTAGCTGCAAACACACTTGGATTTTATTTTACTGAGGAAATTCAGCCGGACGGGTCTTCAATATCATATCGTCATGATAAACCATCATTGAAAGATTCAAAAGTAATTTATAAAACAGGTGTAAATGGATTCTTCCTTTCAGTTGATGGTGGAAACACCTGGAAAGCAGGATTTGACAGCAACGGCGATGCAGTGCTGAACATTCTGTATGCTATCGGTATACAGTCGGATTGGATCAATACCAGGGGATTCACAGCAAAAGACAATGACGGCAACATTACGTTCCGCATTGACGCAGAGACAGGAGCTGTCAATCTTAATGCTACAGAGCTCACAATTAAAGGAAAAACGCCTGAAAATGTCGCAAATGCCGAGGTTGAGAAATTTATTACAGAAGTATATTCTCCACAGATTAAGGTTCTTCAGGAGCAGATTGACGGACAGATAGAAGCGTTTTTTGGAGACTATGTTCCTGATGGTAATAATGAACCGGCGTCCACTTGGACAGATGATACAACTAAAGAAAAGCACTTAGGTGACCTGTTTTACATCGTAAACAACGAAGAATATGGTGGACAGGCTTACAGATATGCAAAGATTAACGGTGAATACAGGTGGGATTATGTAAAAGATACTGCGGTGGTCAAAGCTCTGGCTGATGCGGCGCAGGCACAAAACACAGCAAACGCAAAGAAGAGAATATTCGGAGTAGAGCCGGTGCCACCTTACGATATTGACGATTTATGGGTTCAGGGAAAGGCAGGGGACATTCTTAAGTGTCAAAAGGCAAAGGCAGAGGGCGCAAGCTATGACGCCGATGACTGGGTGAGAGCATCTAAGTATACAGATGATTCAGCAGTTACAGCCTTTATCAAGGGCGTTTTTGCTGATACGATTGAAAGCCTCCAAGAGCAACTTGATGGCAAGATTCAGACCTGGAGCCAGGATACAGACCCGGCGCTTGAATGGACAGAAACAGAAGAGATTCCGTGGACAGATGTTGATGGCAATTCCATTCTGGACGTAGGCGGAAATGAGATTTTAATTGTTTGGGAAAAAGGTAAATATATCCACAAAGGAGACCTTTGGCAGAATACCGCCAATAACGCTAACACGCGCTGGCGGTGGGACGGAAATGAATGGGTTGAACAGAAAGCCCCAGATTATCTGTTTGATAAGATTGATGGAAAAGCGGCAGTTTATTTTGAACAGCCTAAGCCACCATACAACATGGGAGATTTCTGGGTCACATCAAAAGCAGACGGCGAAGCTTCTATCAAAACAGCGGTTAGAAGCCGGTCGGATGGTGCATTTACTGACACTGACTGGATTGATTTCAAATATGCCGATAAAACCGACATTGACAATGCGGTAAAAGAGTATGATACAAGCCTTGGACAGGATGAAGTATTTAATAAGCTGACGAACGGCGGTGAAGACCAGGGAATTTATATACAGGACAAGAAACTGTATATCAATGCAAATTACATCCTTGCAGGCGTTTTGGCAGGCAAATTTATCAATGCGAAAGGAATTAAGGTTATTGACAGTGATAACCAAATCACTCTCCATATTGATGATAGTGGAAAGGTGCACATCGCTGCGACAGAGTTCTCATTAAAAGGAAAAGCTGTCTCTGAAATAGCAAAAGATACCGCGTCCAATACTGCAACAGAAATCGCGACAAAATATGCAACGTTGAGTGTACTGTTATCAAATGAATTTCAGGGAATCCCGACAGATTCATCTGGCAAATATACCACATTCCCCACATGCAGGACTACAGTAACTGTGTTATATGGCGCTGATGACGTAACCGCGCAGTCAAACATTTCATTCTCTGTGGAAAACGGAATAAGTGGTTCAGCATCAGGGGCAACGTACACGGTCTCTGGACTGTCCGTGGACAGTGGCACAATCACAGCAACTGCAACTTACAATGGGATGACCGCAAAGAAAGAATTTGTAGTTGTGAAGCAAAAGCAAGGTGATACTGGGAATGGAATTTCAAAGATTGTACAACATTATCTCGCTACGTCCAGTTCATCAGGTGTGACAACATCCACATCAGGTTGGACGGAATCCGTGCAGACACCAACATCATCTAAAAGATATTTGTGGAATTATCAGACAACCACATACACGGACGGAACGAGTGTGAATACTGCTCCACATGTTATCGGTGTATATGGAGAAAAAGGCGATGATGGCAAAGACGCGTCAGATATGACCCAGTTGGAGATTTTTAATAAATTGACCAATAACGGTCAGACTCAAGGAATTTATTTATATAATCAAAAGTTATATATTAATGCCGATTATATTGATACAGGTTCCTTGGCAGGATGGGAAGTTGGATATAGAAAGCTTTCAGCAAGTGGCACGTATGGAGAAGTAACGCTAGACGCTTCAGCTGGGGAAATCTATTCAGAGACGAATACAGGAGTATTTGTGCCGGGGTACGGCACATTGTATGGAACACGAATTAGAGGAATCAATCTTTATACAGGAATCGTACACGCAAACTCAGTCTCGGTTAATACCAGTGTTTCGGCGGACAGCGTTTCGGCATCAAAAAAAGTCACAGCAGGTACGCACATCGAAGCCAGTGGACACTTCTACAGTAAAGGCACAGGCACTGATCTTGCAGATTTGAGTGTGCGTGGAACAAAGAAAAGGATTCTTCCAACAAAAAACTATGGCACACAGGCATTTTATTGTTACGAAATGGCATCCCCCATGTTTGGAGACATCGGAGAAGCATCCATATCGGAAGATGGCACATGTCTGATAGACATAGACGACATTTTTCAAGAATCTACCAATGTGGGGATTGAATATTATGTTTTCTTGCAAAAGGAAGGAGATGGCGATTGTTGGGTAGATAAAAAGGAACAGACGTATTTTATTGTTAAAGGTACTCCGGGACTTAAATTTGCATTCGAAATTAAAGCACGACAAGCTGACTATGAGCATATGCGGTTTGCCGATGCGAGTGAGACGGCTTATGACAGGGCGATAGACACAGACATGTCGGAACCAGACTACAGCGAAAGCCTTGAAGTATCAGAACCAGATTATGAAAAAGAACTTTTTAATGACAGGGAAAACATTATTGACGAAATGGGGAAAATATAATGAAGAAAATTCTTACAAGTTTTATGAATCTTAGCACAGGAGAGGGAAGTCGTATCGCTTACACCTATTCTGAAGTAAACGAGGAAACAGGAGAGGTTGTCAGCCAGAATAATAAAGGCAATTTCCTTGTAATGAATGACGATGTACAGGCTCATCTTGATGCAGTCAAGAAATATATCCGGGACAAATATTTAGCATAAGGAGGAAAGCAGTTATGCCAAAGTGGACAGATTACACGATAAAAACAGAACCCGCAGATAATGATGAAGTAATGGTACTTGATACAGCAGGCAAGGCAAACAAACGTCTTGGTCTGTCAGCGTTGTCAGATTGGATTATAGAAAAGATTGCAAACAAAGTATTTAAAAATTTGCAGACACAAAACAAGACAATTCTGGGGGCGCTTAATGAATTAAATAGTAATAAGGTCTCATATGTAAAATACAAAATTATCGATCCGGAAAAAGGATTTTCACTTACATTAGACGATGCAAGTATATATCTAATTTGTTGTGCTGGAATTGATGCGGATAATGTTAGGAACATTGGTTTCTCCGTGGTTGTTAGTAGATCATCAAGCAGCACTAAAGGAGGTATACTGAACATTAAAACAGAAATTCCTCAAGCAACACTAAGTTTGGAAAAAAATGTATTAAAATGTACGTCTACTGTATGGGCTAGAATTTACGTAATCAAATTATGAAATAGTAACTCACTCGAAACTATGGAAATATCATGCGGAGATTCTGATAAAGTTGATGACCTTCTTTTGAAAATTGCTTCCACTTTTGGCAAACTCAAAGATGGAATTTACAATATTAGTGGAAGTTGGACAAATCACATTCTTGGACACTCTTCCATTTTGCAAGCTGTCCAGTACGATAATACAAATAGGAGATTATCTGGAATTATATTTACTTTTGATGGTAATGGTTTGGCTTTCGTAATCAATGTCAAAGCAGGTGAAGCAGTTATTACAAAAAATATCACTTTATAATGGAATAAATTTGCCACTATTCCCATTTAATTCATTAAAAAATGGAAAACTTTCGTAAAACCTCTACCTATTTATAGGGAACAGTACAAAGGTTAATCAAGAGTCGGTCAGATACAATCATCACAAATATGTTATTAGCATTATCCGGCAGGCAATCACCTGTCGGATTTTTAAATTGGTACAGAGATATCTTAACGCTAAATGCTATAATCAGAATTAGGTAAGAATCTTTGCGAGAGGAGCAGGCAATATGACAACTGAACAAAAGAACGTCCTGAGAAAGATTATTTATGCAGTCGAAACCGGCGGACAGGTTTATGGACAGCAGGATTATTCAGACTTCACAGAAGCCTACACCAATTCTTCTGAAGAACATGCAATTACAATCGGGGCAGGACAGTGGTACGCAACCGAAGCACAAACGCTTTTGAAACGGATTCATGACGCAGATACGGCACAATGGGACAGACTGGACAGTATCGGATTATGGGAGCAGGTGCAGGAGGCAGACTGGTCTTGTTTTAACATTTCCAGAAACAGCCAGTTTGCAAATTTAATCGTACGGCTCATATCGTCCAAAACCGGTGTTAAATGCCAAGATAGCCTTATGGACGAACAATTAGCCACCTATGTAGATGAAGCCTTTAAACAGGGCGTTACGGACGCTAGAGGACAAGCTATGTGCGTGAACTTTAGACACCAAGGCGGACAGGAAGCAGTAACGAGGATTCTGGCAAAGACTCAGAAACCATATACATTGGACAATCTCTATGCAGCTTGTCAGACCGATACAGGAAACCAAGTCGGGGCATATAAGAGTAGACAGAAGTTTGTTTATAACGCATTAAAGACATATTTTCCAGAAAGTGGGGAAACAGGTATGAACGCAATTGACAAATTAATCCAGATCGCAAAGAATGAAATTGGATATCTCGAAAAGGCAAGCAATAGCCAACTTGATAGCAAGACGGCAAACGCCGGAGAAAATAATTATACAAAATACTGGAGAGATGTAAAGCCATCTTATCAAGGACAGCCATGGTGTGCCGGCTTTGTGAGTTGGTGCTTCATGAAAGCTTTTGGACAGGAGAAAGCAAAGGAACTCTTAAAACACTGGCCTTATGTATACTGTCCGACACTTGGCAATCTGTTTACAAAGAATGCTAATCCAAAGATTGGTGATATCGTAATCTTTTACCGTAACGGAACATTTACTCATACCGGTATAGTAACAGCCGTGATTGGAGACAGGTTCTATACTATCGAGGGAAATACTTCTGGTGCATCTGGAATTATTGCAAATGGTGGCGGTGTCTGCGCAAAGAGTTATCTTAACAGTCAGATGCCTGGAACAAAATTCTGCACTCCAAACTACAGTTTAGTCAAAGATACAACGCCAGTTTCAGACTCGGATACAGTCAAAAAACAGAACACCAGAGCCTACATTGCACAGATTAAAAAAGATACAAAATGTTATGCAAAATCAAACAAAAATAGCCCATCTAAACTGTTTCCAAAGCTGAAAAAAGGTGCAGTTGTAGAGGTAATGAAGTACACAGAAACTGACAGTTCGGGATTGAAATGGTATTTTGTCAGAATCCCATATCCGAACGACGAGGGATTCGTGTTTGAGTTTGTACCAAAAGGTGTATTTACCAGAATTTCAGAAATTCATAAATAAAAATTCCCGGGGATAGTACCCCCCGGGAATCATGCTTCTTATAACATATTGTATCATTTCGTTTTGTAAATCCTATTAGTTCGTTGGACACACGTTAGTCACAAACAAAAAAATCGTTTCCTAATTAAATATCCTCTAAAGTACTGTATTTAAAGGACTTTCTGACATTTGCATAGTTCTAATTAATATCCTGATTGAATACAATTAGAATAATGAAAATAAAATGAGTGAATTCCTTGTAAAATCGCTGAAAATGTTGATTTTACAAGGGTTTCACGCGTTTTTATGTTCTGAATTGTGATGAATAAAATTGATAAAATAAGATTCCGTTAGTCACAGTTAGTCACAAATGGGACTTTTATTTTCTCAATCTCTGTACGGAGTTCTTCCAATGTCCGGTGACCGTAAACGGCATTTGTAACATCACCGCCGAATGAATGGCCGAGCATTCTCTTACGATCGTTCTCCCGGACGCCGTATTTTTCGCACAGCGCAGAAAAGGTGTGTCGGCAGTCATGCGGCGTGTGTTTCGGATTACCGACGATTCCTAAGCGTTCCAGTGTAGGATAGAACAGCGCTTTTCTGTGATGCTGCTGAGTATATACGCATAGTTTTCCATCTTGTGTCAGCACTTTCTGTTCGACAAAATGGTATATAGCGGGATGTATCGGGACAATTCTGTTTTTACCGGCTTTTGTTTTGATGCCGCCTTGAAAGTATCCTTCTTCTAAGTTGGTTGTAAGTTTTAACACTTCACCGATTCTCCAGCCGGAGTAACACATAATAAGAATGAGCTGCACTTCTGGATCGTTGGCATTATTCCACAGCACTTGCATTTCCTGATCAGAAAAGGGCGTTCCATGTTCGGTGTCATTATCAGCATTGACATGGACATATAACGCCTTGTTTTCCGTTACAATTTCTGAGTAAACGGCATATTTATACATCTGCTTGAACAGTGTAAGAATTGCCATAAGACTCTGACGCTTTAACGGGCAGTCATCAATTACCTTTTGCAGATCAGGCGCTTTTAAATCCTCGAATACACGATTATACAGAGCCGTGCAGTTTGAGTAAGCAGTCTGGTAAGCTATCTTTGAGCTATAAGAAAGTTTTGAGCCCTCTGGAAACTTCCATGCGTAAAACTTCTCATATACCTCTGAGAACGTCAATTTCTTGATTTCCGGGTGTTTATCCTCGACACCCTTGATTGTATTGTAGTCAGCAATCAAACGAGCGATAAGGGTATCTACGTCCGTTGTAGGTGATATCTCAAGATCCCGTTCCATCCCTGGCTGATATGTTCCTGCCTTGTATGCTGTCAGAACAGTGAAACCTTTTATCCAGTCGTCTACGTAACAGATCGCGGGCGGTCGAACTGCTTTCCCTGTCGCGTCCAGTGTAGCCGGTGGATGCACTGCAAAGCAGTTTCTCCGGTTCTTGCCAAGATACCGGATAGAGCCAAAGTTATTCGGCAGTTTTGGATATTTCTTTCTTTTCTTCGCCATTTTTATTCCTCTTTTCTTTAAACGGTTGTTTTGAGTATAAAAATAACAGCCGAACAAATTTTCTGACTTGCCCGACTGCTCCGAAGATGATACAATATGTTTTGCCAGAATATTACATTTCTTCGGAGATGTATAAACGCCACCTCGGTACGCCAATGCCGGGGTGATTTTTATTAATTATGCGATTTCCAATTGACTCTCATTACAATTCCTACAATCCAATAAATTCCACCAGTGAAGATTCCTAAAATGAAAATCCAAAACCAACTTAAATACCATGGCATTTTTCGTCTTATATACGGCGTACCTGAACTTGCCGCTGAGGACGCAGAGGAAGATGCGGAATTGTTAATGATGATGTCTCTGTTGTTAGAAGTCAACTGCTCTACTTGTTTTCCGCACTTAGGACACACTATGCAGTCGTCGTCAATAAGTTCTCCGCAGTGCTTACAATATTTTTTCTTTTCATTCATGATAAACACCCTCCTGATATGTTTTCGACACGCTTCGCACTTTTCATGCGGATTATGTATTTTGTACCGCTGATTTTGCAATATTATGTAAAGTACGGTTATTCGTGGTATTTTTATTTTATCATTTTGAGAACGCGTTGTAAAGATTTAGAATGAAATAGAGTGATTTAGATGAAAAAGAAATGTTTTTTTCTATAAAATAGTGAGAGTTCATGTATATCATTGGCAGTTGCCAAGAGTCGGAATAGGTGGTATAATAGCAAAAGAGAACGAATGTTCGGTTCTATTTCCCACAGCCGGGCATATACTGTAATGTAGGCGGTAGTTGCGACAGGGAGGGCTATTTATGGATTATAAGAAAGAGATTATTGAGATGGTTGAAAAATGTGATAATGAGGGCAAGTTAAAATTTGTCTATACGATTCTTATCAAATATCTAAAATCAAAGAAGCAAGGGGATTAACCCTTGCTCTTTTTGTTTAATGATGAAACTATTTGTTTTATTGCTTTCTTATCTTCTTTATCGAGTGCTTTATATTCCTCGATAAAGTCTAAGACGTCAGGTTCTGACATAAGGTTTCCAATTATGGTTGCATAATCGTCATCGCTTTTAGAACCCACGAGATATGTCGGTGTTACTTCCAGAGCGCCGCATAGAAGTTCGATAGTGTCCATATCTGGTTTGCACTTATCTTTTTCCCAGTCACTAATTGAATTGTGTTTTACATTGATTTTTTCTGCGAGTTGTTTCTGAGTTAATTTCTTTGCTGTTCTGGCTTGCTTGATTTTCTCGCCAAATGTCATTATCGATTTCCTCCTTTCATGATTAATAATAATATAGAAATTTCGAACTGTCAATAAAATAATTTCGATTTTCTCGAAATTTATTCTTGACATTCGAACATTTCGAAGTTATACTGTAATTGTTCGATAGGAACGAAACTTAAATAGAAAGGAGAATTGAAAATGTGTGTTGGTAAGAAAATCAAGTCATACCTTGAGAATAACGGCATAACACAGACATTCGTTGCCAACAAAACTGGTATTCCTGTTCAGAAGCTCAATCTTTCTCTCAATGGAAATCGCAAATTAGATTTCGATGAATACGAATTAATTTGTGGAGCATTATCTGTTGGAACCGATAAGTTTCTTGAACCAAGGCTGCCAGAACGGAAGGGAGCTGATTGATTGAAACGTAAGGAGGTGAGAATACATGAAAGAAAAAACAGTTGCAGGACTTACAGACTATGCTTTAGAGATGCTTGGATATGATAAAGAAAAGATTCTCAAGGCAGTAGAAAATTGCGTAATGGCAATGGGAGAATTGACAATTGAAGAAAGTAAAGTTGCTCGTAAACATCTGGACTCCGTTATGGAAGAAATGTATAAGCGAAGTCCAGACACTTTGATAAGCACTATTCAGCCTCGTTTATGATTTTATTTTCTTTGGCAACAAAAGCATAAGCATAGTTATAGGCTTGAATATATTGGCTGGACAATGACAACACATCGGAAACGATAACTTCATCTTCACTGTGCAATTTGGTAACCTGTGCAGTCGCTTTGATATAAGCCGAAGCAATATTATGTGCAGCCAATTCAGGATTCACAGTACGAATCTTAGCAAGTTCACAGTGGCTTAATCCAAAATTGTCAAACATAGTAGCGCCCTCCTTTCCTCAATACTCAGCATGCCAGTGCCTGTACTTACAGGATAGGAGAACAAATATAAAAAGTCAAGGTAGGTAGGTGAAAACAGTTGAACAGATACAAAAACAAAGTCGAAGAGTCCTTTGGAGAGCTTTGGAAATTTGTTCTG